CACGATGCCAACGGTGCAGGTCGTACCATCCGGGTCGGTCGGTGTCTCGGAGCCAGGCGCGTAGAAGGTCTGCGAGATCGTCTGCGCCGCGCCAACGAGTATGCGGTTAGCCATCGGGCAGAGGCCCGATCAGGTGGACGACTGAACGAGAAGAGCCGCTGCGTGTGTGTCGTCCGTTTGGCCGTCAGTTCTGCAGAAGGCGAAGAAGCCTGCCTGCAATTGGTCTGCAAACCTTTCGTCAAGCCGCACCATCTGCACCCCCGCGACATCGCGGATGATGTAGGCTGCCTGGTAGTTACCGAATACAGCGGTGATGGCGTTGGCGGCCGGAACCGCGATGTCCGGGTTGACGAACACCGGGTAACCGAGGAGCGTGTCCGGGTCACCGAGGTTGACGGCCAGCTGCCAGAGCGGACGGCCCTGAGAGTCAACCATCTGGCGGATCGTCGCCAGGGCGGTATCGCTCATCATCCAGCCGACGGAGCTACCGCCCGCCCCGATCGAGCCCGGGCCGCCGACGGTCGACAGGTTGCCCGCGCCCTGCGAGGCCACGAAGCGCTGACGGTACGCGAAGTCGATCTTGTGTATGGTGCTGATGAGGCTGTTCAGCGGGATCAGCAGTGTGTTGCCGAGCGGCGAAGTGAAGCGCTGGTTGACTCCGGCGGCAAGGCCGGGCACGATGCCGAGCGGGAGCGTGGTCCCGGCGCCGGTCGTGAAGTGGGTGTTTTGGATGCGACCGATACGCTGGCCGAGCTTGCGGGCCAGGAACGTCTCGATATCAAAGGCGTCGTCGTTGAGCAACTGCCACGAGACCTTCACGAGGCGCGAGGTGTACATGAAGGCGTTCAGCGTCTGGCTGCCGATCACGATGTCGAGAGCGGTGACGGCCGTATTCTCGGCGAGGATCGCGCCGACGTTCGCGGTGTCGTTGTTGGACGGCCAAGGGAGCGGCTGTCCGCTGGAGGTCTGGATCACGTTCGCGACCGAGCGCATGGGGCCGTAGTACTGCAGGGCCTCTGTGATCTTGGCCAGGAAGCCTTGCGGGACGAGGAAGCCACCTGCCGTGGTGGTACCGACGCCAAGGTCACGTTGCTCTGCTCCGGCGAGGGCGCTGTATCCGCCTTCCAGCTGGGAGCGCGTCTCGGCGTTCAGGCTCGCCATGCCCTTGCGCATATAGCTGCGGAACGCCTCGGTGTAGGTCGCCGACGGATCGGCCGCGGCGCCTGTAGCACCGGCGTGCACGCCAGCCTGTGCGAGCTCAACGCCCTGGGGCTGGCCCAGCTTAGCGGCGATGGCGTCGTACTTGGAGCGAGTATCGATCTCCTCGGTCAGGCCCTCCAGCTCGGTCTCAAGCTTGCCGTACCGACTGCGGTCCTCGGCGGTCATGAGGGGCTGTCCGACGTTCTGCTCGCCGGGAGCCGTAACGCGCTTCTCGGAAGCGGTCAGGATGTCGGTCATCTGCTTCCACGCAGATGCCCTCTGCTCGCGCAGCGCCTTGATCGTCGCGGCTTCCGCCATTAGATGGTCTCCCTGTTGAGGTGCATGATCCAATAGTACCCATGTCGCGCACCACCCACCTTCCGGCACGCTATACGCAATGATAACGGTGGCCCTTTTACGGTCGCCGACTATGACTCCCTGCTGGCGAAGCAAGGTGGGCGCTGCGCGCTGTGGGGCATAGGGTACTGCAGTGACGACAACTTGTGTGTCGACCATCCGCACCCGCCCGGTATCCCCGGAGTATCAGCGGCCCGCGGAATCCTCTGTAAGCGCCACAATCAGACCGTAGTTGGTAAGACCGAGGCGATGCTATACCGCGGCGACCTGCAGACCGTCCTCGCCTACTGCGGCTGGACGCTGCCCGTTCATGATGCCCTTGGCGTTATGGGCGATCCGCAGTAGAGACCGTTCGCCAACCTCAGCGGCCTCTGGTGTCACAGTCGTCACCGGCGTGTGGCCGACCGGTAGGGACATCTTTGCCTGCAGCCCGGTGAGCGTCGCCTGCGCGGCGTCCATGTGCGGCGTGGGATCCAGCCCTCCGACGGCCGCCGTAGTCGCGGCGTCCAACGACTTGGAGGCGAGGTCGAGGTGGCTATTGATACCGTCTACATCGACGCCGAGCGCCGAGGCGGTATCGGGGTCGAGATACTGGCGCTGCGCCATGCCGATGCTGTTGTGCGCGGCGAGGAGGAGGCTGGCGGCCTGCGCGGGATTCGCGCCGATAGTCGCCTGCGCCTGCAGCAGCGCCTCGTTGGCAGCACCGACGTGCGCGGGCATCGAGAACGTCGAGCGGGTCTCCGGCGCTTCCACCTCTCCATCGTTCCCCAACTGCGAGCGCACCGCGGCGGTCGTGCCATCGTACACCGGGATCGCCGTCGGGCCAAACTCGATGACGTGGAAGTCTGTCAGCGTGCGGAGCTTACTGCCGTCGGAACGCGTCTCCCACTTCTGGCCGCCCGGATTGACCTTGAAGCTGAATGACTGGCCGCGCACGTCGCCACGCTTCACGAGCTCCGAGACGTCGTGCGCATAGCTGGTGTTCGGCATGTCGATGGCCGTGTGGATGCCGCTCCGGTCCTCGGTGATCACGAGCGTGCCGTTGGCAACGGTGCCTAGGAGCTTGGTAGGATCATGCTGGTAGAGCGCGACCGCGCCGGCGAACTTGGCCGCGCCGGGGGCGATGGTCTCAAAGTACTTGGACCGCTCGCCGGGCTTGTCGACCAGGCCGATGTCACCGTACTTGATGGCGAGGCCGCTGAAATGCATCCCGTCCTCGGACGCCTCAACCGGCGACAACAGCGACCGAGTTTCAACTTGTGTCATGCTCTCAGAGTACCCTTCATCAGACGCCCTTCGGGATCTTACCTGAGACGTCCAGGCTGGCCGGCGCCTTCAGCGGAGCGATCGACTGGTTGAAGGCGTCGAGCTCGGCAGGCCCCTTGGCCAGGCCCTCGGCCGCGCGGACCTCATTCGCGTTCATCCAGCCGCCGGCGAGCGCCGCGTTGTAGGCTGCATAGCGGGCGGCCGTATCTCCGCGGAGGAGGCCCTGGAAGTCAAATTCAGCGTGCTGGTTGGCCGGCAGGACGCCGAAGTTGAGACGCCCCTCCAGCCGCTTGAGCCAGAAGCTGAGGGTGTAGCGGATGAACCCAAGTGACTGCTCCGCGACGCCCTGCCCCCAGGAGCTAGTCTTGTCGAGATCCATCAGGAGGTGCGGCGGCACCCCGTAGATACGGGCGACCTCGCCGAGCTGGAACTGGCGGGACTGGAGGAACTGCGCCTGCTCCGGCGGGATCGAGACCGGCACGAACTTGAGGCCGGCGTCCAACACCGCGATCTCGTGGGCGCGGGCGAGGCCGGCGACGCGCTCGCGCCAGCGGAGCTTGATGGCCTCGGCCTGCGGCTGCTCCAGGCGCTGCTCCGTCTGGAGGACGCCGCCGAGGAGCGAGCCAGAACCGTACAGCCGCGCCGCGGCTTCCTCGGCAGCGATGCCGAGGCCGATCGACTGGCGGCACATGGCGATCGGGCTCAGCCCCTTGATGCCGTCATAGCCCAGGCCGGGAAAGTGCAGAATCTCCTCATCAGTCAGATAGCCCCCGCCGACCCGCGTCGACATCGCGTACACCTTCGGGCCGTAGGCGGTGCCGTTCGGCAGTAGCTGGCGCATCGGCTGGACGTCGAACGGCAGGAGCGGCATGAGGCGCACAACCTGGTCGCCAAGCTCGTTGTAAATCTTGAGGCAGAAGGAGTTGCCCCAGAGGAGTAGGTGGGTCAGGATCAGCTCCCAGAACTCATACGATGTGAGGTCCGGGTAAGGCTGCTGGAGCACCTGGACAGGGACGCGCGTGCGGTCGATGCTGTCCGGGGCATCCTCAAAGACGTTGAGCGGTAGGCCGGCGATCGTGCCAGCGATCACCTGGACGGCGCGATAGACCGCGGTGAACCGCATGGCGTTGGTCTCGCCGACGTTGACCCCGGAATCGGTTGTGAATCCGGTGCCGAGGATCGCCACGATGCTGTCGGAGGAGAGCGGCACGCTGGGGTTGTTCAGCGAGGCGCGGCTCTCGGTGCCGGCCAAGCCGTTCCTCAGCCCGTCCATGAACCATCCCATCGCTGGGATCGTACCCCGGCCGGAGATGTAACAGAGTTGTAACGATCGCGCAAACCGTGGCACAGCACGCGCGAGTGTGCTACAGTAGTAACATCGAGACGATAAGAGCCAGTAGGAAACCCCGACAGCTCCGTCTCGACACCAAGAATATTCAGCCCGACAGACAGTCCGCACACCGTAGGCAGCCCGCGGCGGGTTAGACCGGCCACCCCCCAACCGGGGGTCCGGCGCGATTCCGCACAGCACTACAAAGGCCGCGGCGGCTGCGCTCTAGGGCGGGAGGCCCCTGCAGGGGCCTTTTTTTTGCCGTCAGAATACGCTGGGCGGCGCCTCGACCTCGCCCGGCCGCGTCGCGCGGTCGTGAGCGATGATCGCGGCGATGGCGAGGTCGATGTGCTTGGGCGACCCCTTGTGCTCCTTGACGACGCGAGGGCCAAGCCGATCCGTCTTGACGATCATGTTGCTCACGTGCCTGGCCAGCGCCGCCGAGCCGTCGTGGGACACTCGCTGCTCCGAGCTCGCCTGCATACAGCCGTCATAGAACCGCTGCCAGGCCGGCACCATACGGACCGCCGAGGTGGTCGGCCAGGCGACGATCGGCAAGCCCTCCGCCTCCAGCGCCTCCATCGTCCGCGACCAGCGAAACGGATCCATCGCGATCTCCCGCGGCCGGTACTTGGTCGCCATCTCGCGGATGGTCGCCTCCACCTCGGCGATGTCCACCTTCCAGTCGGCGGTGCCATCGTGCTCCCAGGCGCCGAGGACGTGCAGCCAGCCGTCGGCCGTGCAGGCGACCAGCGCCGTGCTGTCCCCGTTGAACGATCCGTCAAAGCCAAAGGCGATGTCCTCTCCGGCGAGGAGCTCGCGACCCGGATCGGCCAGCCCGTCCCAAACGCCGAACGGCAGCGCGCGCTCCGTGGATTGCGTCCACTGGTTGAGGCGATACCGCCTGACGGTGTTCTCTGTCGATTGCTCCACCGCGGTCACGAAGTCGTCCTCACGCAAGAAGCCGGCGACCAGCCCTGGGTTGGTCTCGCGCCAGACAGCCGGGTCGCGGTAGTCGCAAGCGGGGTCTGCAGGCTCATACCACTTGAAGTAGAACCCGGGCGTGGCTCCAGCCTGGCCCATCTGGTAGAGACGGCCAGCGAGCGTGTTCATGTCCCATCCGGCCGTCGTGACCCCGAGGATGAGTGGCTGATCACGGGCGGCAGACCCGAGGCTCATCACGTTCCAAAGTTCCTCATCACTTTGAACGTGCACCTCGTCAAAGATAACAAGTGAGGGATTCAGCCCTTCCGCCGTGTAGGATTCCGAAGCGATTGCCCGATAGACACTGCCACTGGCCTTGTGAACTATCTCATTGCGGTACACGGTCAGAACACGCGACAGGTCGGGATCTAGCTGAACCATCCGTCGTGCCTCGTTGAAGACGATCCGCGCCTGCATGGCGGCGCCAGCGACGCTATATACCTCCGCCCCTTGTTCGCCATCAAACGCCAGCCCGTACAGCGCCAGTATCGCGCCGATCATGCTTTTGCCGTTCTTTCTCGGCATCCCGATCAAGCCGCGAGGATACAAACGCCGCCCGGTCAGGGGGTCGACAGCGTACACGCCCAGGATCAACTCGCGCTGGAAGTCAAACAGCTTGATTCGCTCGCCTGCGTGCTGCCCTTTGGTCAGGCGACAGAAACGTTCAGCGAAGCGGATGATCCGATAGCCATCCGACGGTACTGCGAGGGCGTCAACCACCCTCCAACTATACCCGCGCTAGGTACTCCGCGGCCTCAGCCCCGTATTGCTCACAGATGCCCAGGACCCGCCAGTTGTGAAAACGACAAAGGACGCCCCGCAGCCTCCCGGTAAGGTGGTCGTGATCTAAGTGCAGCGGCCCCCGATCGCAGCCTCCGGGCCATTCACAGGACCTACCCGCCCGGGCCGACCTCTTCTCTCGGTGCGTCCAGGTGCGGACGTCCTGTGGATCTGAAGGTGATCGCCTAGCTGTGGCCCAGCTGTGAAGCTGCGCGGCCGACAACGTCGCCCGCTGCTTTGCTGTGCGCGGCGTCATGACCTGGAGGGCGCGGGCTGCTGCTATCTTAGCGCGCGTCTCGGGTGAGTGTCGGTGGCCTACCATACGCGCAGACACACCTGCTCGCCTCCCCGGCGAGAAGGTCCGCCCAACGTTAGTCGTGTGACCCGGCTGAAACCGTGAGGATGGCATCAGTCACGCTCCGCCATGAACTCATCCAGCTCGTTGGCCACCCTCGGCTGTCCGCCGAGCCCGAGGCGCGCTCGCGCCAGCGGGCCGATCCCGAGCTCCGACATCTGTCGGGCGATCATCCCATCCAGGAGCCGGATCGCCTGCATCGCCTTCAGCAGGTCGGCCGCGCTCGGCAAGCTGGCCTCCATGCGGGCCAGCTGGTCGAGCCGGTCGAACAGCCGCGCGACCGCCGCTAGATCCTCCTCGCGCAGGAGGCCAGCAGCTTCGCTCTCGCGGTACGCCTCATAGGCCGCCCCTACGCCCAGGCCCCATCGATCGGGCGCCTCTGGCAGCTGCACACGGTCATGCTGTGACTGCGGGACCGCGACCCGCCGGCGCGCGTCCGCACCGGGGGCCGGGGTTGGTCCCGTCTTGGCCATCTTAGACAGCGCCGCCCGTCACCGGAACCGGGACCGGGACGCTAGGACACTGCGTGCCGTTGGTGGGATGGGGGCCGCACACGAGCGGGGTCGGGGTCGGCGCCGGAGTAGGTGTCGTCAGGGGTGGCGTTGGCGTCGGCACCGGCGTCTCGGACGGTGTCGGCGTAGGCGTCGCCGTCGCCGTCGCCGTCGGGGTCGGTGTAGGTGTAGGCGTCTCGCAGTTGACCGCGAACGTCTGCTGGCCGGAGTTGTCGCCGGTCAGATTCTCGTGACCGGCCACGTCGATCTCGTCAGGCTCCCGGTACAGGTGGTACGTCCCGTTGGACAGGCCGGCGAAAGTAGCGTGCCCGTCGGCGCCGGTCGGCGTAGCCTCCTGGCCGTTGCTCAGGATCACGTCGCCGGTCCAACCGGCCACGTTGACGGTCGCGACGCCGCCGTCGGCGTTACAGGCGACGCTGACCGACGTGACGTGATGGGCGCTAGCGGTCAGGCTCTGGTCGCCAACGATGAACGATACGGAGCCGAGCGCCACGGCGGCCGCGACGAGGTAGGCCGCGTGGCGGCGAGCGTGCTGTATCGGTCGAATCATGCGATGGTCTCCCAATGTATGACGGGTTGTTCCGCCGTATTGTATCGCGTCAAGCGACCCGTCCGCGGGGATGTAACAGGTTGGTAACGATCGGTCAAAATCTGGCACCAGTGCTTAGCGGCAAGCTATGATCAACCTATCAGATCAACCTCGGCTAGGAGACCCGCCATGACCGACACCTACCAGCGCAGCGACCGCGACCTCGGCGTCGTTGAATACCGGACCGCCGGTAACGCCCCGACCGTAACTATCTACGGCCCTGACGTCCACTTCAGCGAGACCCGCGACGGCTACATCCGCCTCTCCTCCGGCGTGCTCAACAGCTCCGCCGAGGCCGACGAATTCGCCTCGATCCTGGTCGCCGCCCGCCACGAGCTCCGCGAGCTCAACGGCAACGCGGCGGCGCTGTAACAATCCGGAAACGGGTGGCACAGCCGCCGTGGGTGCGCTACAATCATCATATCAACCAACCCCGTAGGAGCCCTCAGATGAACCGCCTCACCACCCTCGCCCTCGCCGGTAGCGCGGCGATCGCCTTCACCGGAGCCGCCGCCGTATTCTCGGCGCCGGCCGCCGCACCGCACGTCGCGGGCACCACGATCGCCGGCAACGCGGCCAACGACCTCGCCGGTACCTGCACCGACGGGCACTTCACCCGCGACGGCATCACGTTCAACTTCTGCACCGTCTCGCCACGATGACCGCCGACCGCCTGCGCGAGGTCGAGCGCCAGATCGCCACCGACCTACACCGACGCAGCAACGCCGAGGTCGCCCGTTGGGCGGCCTGGGCCGAGCAGCACCCGATCGCCGCAGCGCGCGGCTACACCACGCCAGACCGCGACCCGGC